ACTCAAGGGCATGGTCAATGGTGAAGAAACTCAGCTAGGTCGAGAGGGTGTGCTCAGAGTATTTAATACATCCATCAAGTTACCCTCCGGGTTGATGATGCGGTACGACGAGTTGAAGGTCGAGCCGGGAGAGAAGGGGCCATCCTTTATGTATCGCACCCGCAAGGGATTCACATATATCTACGGCGGCAAGGTCATTGAGAACGTGTGCCAAGCGGTCGCAAGGTGTATAATCGGAGAGCAAATGTTGCGGATTGCTAAGAGGTATCGTGTTGTCATGACAGTTCATGATGCCATCGCATGTATAGCACCCGAAGCGCAAGCTCAAGAAGCTATGACGTATGTCATGGAGTGTATGCGGTGGACTCCCAAGTGGGCAGAAGGTTTGCCGCTAAACTGTGAAGTAGGGTTTTCCCGTAGATACGGAGATTGTTGAGTGAAGCTACCCCCGTGGTCCTTTAGTAGTATTAAGGCGTACGAGCAGTGCCCTAGAAAGTTTTACCACCTTAAAGTAGTAAAGGACTACGAGGAACCATCTACGGAAGCAACCCTGTACGGGTCACAGTTTCATGAAGCAGCCGAGCTTTACATCAGGGACGGCACACCCCTACCCCCACACTTTAACTATGCGAAGTCAGTACTAGATAACTTCAACCGGATGCCGGGAGAGAAGCTGTGTGAGTATGAGATGGGCTTGACCGAAGACCTGCAACCGTGTGGGTTCAAAGACGAGAACGTCTGGTGGCGAGGCATCGCCGATTTGGTCATCCTTGACCGTGAAAACGCAGAAGCAAGGGTGGTGGATTATAAGACAGGCAAGTCAACAAAGTACGCCGACAAGGGTCAACTTGAACTAATGGCATTGGCTATCTTCAAGCACTTCCCTGAGATTAAGAAGGTTAAGGGTGGTTTGTTATTTGTAGTGGCTAACGCTTTCCTTAAAGATAACTACCACATAGACCAGCAAGATGTTCGCTGGAGTAAATGGATTGCGGATCGCAAACGCATGGCGGCGTCCTACGCCAACGATGTATGGAACGCGAGGCCGAGCGGGCTGTGTCGTAACCACTGCGTAGTTTTATCTTGCCCCCACAATGGAAGGAGTTAGTAATGCCTTACGTTAATAAGAAACGTCCGTACAAGAAAGAGTACGAGCAACAGAGGGAGCGGGGCGAGCACCCGCTGCGGATGGAGCGCCAGAAGGCACGTCGGATGTACGACGCCGAGGGGATCGACCGCAAGGGTAAGGACATAGATCACAAAGTTTTGTTAAGTAAAGGCGGTAGCAACGACAAAAGTAATCTGCGACTCACTACCCCACACAAAAATCGTAGCCGAAACGGTAAGTAATGCAGATCGTCAGCAACAAACACTTGATACTACAGCTACGTGATCCAACGAAGGTCACGAGTCAGATACCGAAGAGCAAAGACATAGGGAACAACAGAGTGCTAGTTAACTGGGGGCTGGATGAAGCCCGGGCATTGCGCCAACTAAATATACGTAACGTGCCTAGTCCCATCTTGGGACAGTACAAATGGCCGGGGATGTACAAGCCGTTTGAGCATCAGAAGACAACGGCATCATTCCTTACGCTAAACACAAAAGCCCTATGCTTGAACGAGCAAGGCACGGGCAAGACAGGTAGCGTGATTTGGGCTGCTGATTGGCTGATGGAGATTGGCCGAATCAAGCGAGTGCTAGTGATCTGCCCCTTATCTATTATGGATTCGGCATGGCGATCTGACTTGTTCAAGTTTGCCATGCACCGTACTGTAGATATCGCATACGGTAGCGTAACCAAGCGCAAAGCAATCATCAACGGCGACGCCGAGTTCGTCATCATCAACTACGATGGGGTCGAGACTGTAGAACAAGAGATCGACCGGGGCGGGTTTGACCTGATCGTTGTCGATGAAGCCAACGCATACAAGAACACTTCAACTAAACGCTGGAAATGCTTGAATCGTTTGGTCGGTCCTCGCACGTGGCTGTGGATGTTGACGGGTACACCTGCCGCACAATCTCCAACGGATGCATACGGGTTAGCCAAGCTGATTAATCCCGCTGGTGTGCCACGCTTCGCGTCTTCGTTCAAGGAGATGGTGCTCCTGAAAGTTTCGCAGTTCCGCTGGATACCCAAGCCCGAGGCTACACAGATCGTGGTACGTGTACTGCAACCGGCGATCCGGTTCAGTAAAGAAGATTGCCTTGATTTACCCGAGATGACCTACGTACGGCGGCAGGTCGAATTGACCGCGCAACAAAAGAAATACTACAAGCTACTCAAGGACAAGCTGATTGTTCAGGCTGGCGGTGAACAGATCACGGCAGTCAACGCGGCAGTGGCAATGTCTAAGTTGCTACAAGTAGCATGCGGTGCTGTCTACACCGACGACGGTGAGATCATCGAGTTTGATATCAAGCATCGTTACAACGTGCTCAAGGAAGTCATCGAGGAGTCAAGTCAGAAGGTGCTGGTCTTCGTGCCGTTCAAGCATGCAATTGACCTCATAGCACAAAAACTGACTGCGGACGGTGTGACTAACGAGATCATCCGAGGTGACGTGCCCGTGAACAAACGCACAGATATCTTCCGAAGGTTCCAAGAAACACCGGAGCCAAAGGTTCTAATTATTCAACCCCAGTCAGCAGCGCATGGGGTTACTCTAACAGCGGCAAACACCGTAGTGTGGTGGGGGCCGACTGCCTCGCTCGAAACGTATGCTCAAGCTAATGCACGAGTCCATCGTGCAGGACAAAGGCATCCTTCGACAGTTGTTCAACTCGCTGGCGCAGCCGTTGAGCATCACGTTTATAAGCTACTAGATAATAAAATAGACGTTCACGCAAAGATCATAGATTTATACGACGATCTACTTGCGTAGCACGCATAACTCTGTTAAACTACACTTCCCTTTTACCAAGGAGCTATCATGCACCCCGAAGAATTAAAACGAGAACTTACGCCTGAGAAGTTAGTGCGTATCTACCTCAAGATGAAGGAAGCACGTGAGAAGTTAGCTGCTGAATTTAGAGAGGCAGACGACAAGATCAAAAACCAAGCCGACAAGGTTAAGCGGGTTCTCCTGCAACATTGCAAGGATCATAACGTCGAGTCCGTGAAGACGGCAGAGGGCATGTTCTACCGCACAACGCAGAAGACCTACTTTACTAATGACTGGGAATCAATGGGCAAGTTCATCGTCGAGCACCAATGCCCTGAGCTTCTGGAGAAACGCATCCATCAAGGGAACTTGAAGCAATTCTTGGAAGAGAACCCCGAGCTTCTGCCACCCGGGCTGAACGCTATGACTGAATACTCAATCACTGTAAGGAGAAACAAAGCATGACCGCGACGCTTGTGCCTATTGAAGATCTAGCACGTACGCTCACCGTGTCGGTGACTACTGTACGTAGTTGGGTGAGAACGGGTTTGATCCCGGGCGACAGGTATGTCAAGATTGGCAACACCTATCGGTTCGACAAGGAGGCAATCATCGACCACTTCAAACCTAAGAAGCCGGTTACCGAAGCCGTGCCCCTACCCCCCACGCCCGAGCCTAAAGCCGAACCCGAGATGAAACAGCTTGAGTTTAACTTTGATTTACTCGGCACACTTGATGAATTTGATGTAATTGACGTTGACCAAAACCTTTGAGGTAACCATGAACGAACTATCCCTATTTGGAAATCGCCGCTCTTCTGCCCGCCTTGCTGATATCGCGGATGCTATCACTGACAATGTAAATTCTGGCAACATCAATCGTCGCCTGAGTCTTGAGGGTAACCTTTTCCGTGAAATTATTAACGGCAAGGAAGTCCGAGTCAATGAGGAGCGTGCTGTTAACGTAGTTATTATTAACGCCGCTCCCATCTCCAAGATGTACTTTGCTGAAGCCTACGTCAAAGGCAAGCCAGTGAAGCCCACTTGCTGGTCCTCAGATTCGCAAGTCCCTGACCCCGCAGTGCCAGACGACCAACGTCAATCTGCCCGTTGTATGGATTGCCGCCAAGCAATCAAGGGTTCCGGCCAAGGCGATAGCAAGGCATGTAAGCCCCAACAGCGAATTGCTATTATTTTTGAAGGTGCAATTGAGAAACGTGAGGTCTATCAGTTGACTCTTCCGCCAACAAGTATTTTTGGCGATCCTTCCGAGCACGGCGGTAAGATGCCCCTGCAAGCGTATGCCCGTCACCTGAAAGCTCATGGTGAGAAGGCAATTGGTATCGTGACCGAGATGAGGTTCGACAAAGATAGCTCTACGCCTAAGCTGGTATTCAAGCCAGTCCGTCCGCTAGAAGATGCCGAGCTAGATATTGCGTTGGAGTTGCGGGACGCTCCTGATACTCAGCGGTATCTAAAGCTCAACGTATCGCAGATGGATAAGGTGATCCCCGAACCCATTCCTTCTTTATTCAACAGTGTTGAACCCGAGCCAGAAGCCAAGCCGGAACCCAAGCCGAAAGCCAAGGCTAAGGTTGAGGAGGTCGAGGAGATCATCGAGGAACCGAAGAAGGTTGTTAGCAAGAAGACTAGCACCGCTCCCCAAGCGGAAGCTATTGATATGAGTGATATTGTAGGCGATTGGGACGATTGATCGCGTAGTCTTCAGGCGAGGCGGTTGGGGTATGCGTACCCTAGCCGCTATTTTTTTCTTCGTATGGGGCGAAGATGCAAGCGAAGGAATTCCTAGAGTCCGTCTTAGGATCAGACGGGTTCTATTGCACAGTGGGGTTGAAGGGTCCGAAGGATAACGTAACCCGAGTCCAGCGGCTGTTTGACAATCTTGATGATGCTGTTGATGAAGTATTCAGACTGGACGCGCAGGGCTTTAACGCCTACCACGCGCAAGCTACGTTTGAGACTGACAAGAACCGGAAGCAAGAAAATGCAAAATATTTAAAATCATTTTACCTAGACATCGACTGCGGTGATGGTCCTAAGAAGGACTTCTCTACACAAGCCGAGGCGCTGATTGCACTCAGGACTTTCTGTAAGGCTATTAAGTTACCCAAACCAACCATCGTCAATTCTGGCTATGGCTTACACATTTACTGGAGACTGACCGAACAAGTCCCGGCTGAAGAATGGCTTGCCGCCGCGAAGCGGTTCAAGCAGGTAGTTAACAAGCAGGGGATGAAATGCGATCAAACTTCCACATCGGATTCGGCCCGGATTTTACGTACTCCGGGTACACATAACTACAAAAATGGCACACCTAGAGTTGTTACGGTAGTTGGGGAAGTTGCAGCCCCGATCCGGTTTGAAGACTTTAAGGACATCATTGGCGCTATACCTACGCCGGAAGGAAACGCCAAAGCTAAAGCGGAATACGACCCGCTTACACAAAACTTAATAAGCAACTATCAGCATAAGTTTAAGACCATCCTGATAAAAAGCGGTCAGGGCAACGGGTGTGCCCAGATCAAGAAAGTTGCGACAGAGCAAGATACAACGCCGGAACCGCTGTGGAGGGCGGGTTTGTCAATCGCGGCACATTGCATGGATCGGGACATAGCTATCCACAAGATATCCAGCAAGCACCCTCAATACAATCCTGAAGAGACCGAAGAGAAAGCCAACAAGATACACGGTCCTTACACCTGCGAAACTTTTAACACGCTCAACCCGGGTGTATGCGAGGACTGCCAGCACTGGAAGCAGATCAAGTCACCGATTGTGCTTGGCCGGGAAGTCAAAGAAGCCGACGAAGAAGATAACGTAGTACAGACAAAGAGCGCGGAAAGTATCACGATTCCAAAGTACCCGTTTCCCTATTTCCGTGGGGCTAGCGGTGGTATTTACCGAAGAGACAAGGACAAGGATGGTGACCCCAAGGAGATCTTGGTCTATCACAACGACCTGTATGTAGTCCGTAGGATACGAGATCCAGAAGCTGGCGAGTCCGTAATGATGCGGCTGCATCTACCAAAAGATGGGATACGGGACTTTACCGTACCACTAACGTCCGTCACGTCACGCGACGAATTTAGAAAGGTGATGTCGTTAACCGGCGTCGCTGTCATTAACCCGGAGCATCTTATGCACTACACAACCGCATGGGTAAATCAGTTGCAAAACACAGCAGTTGCTTACGAAGCCAGAAGACAATTTGGATGGGTTGGGGACAAGGAAAACCCCTTGCAATCATTTGTTGTCGGCTCGATGGAGATATTCCCAGACCGGATTGATATCAGCCCCCCATCTGTATCGACCGCAGGACTAGTACCACTATTTCAGCCAGAAGGTTCGCTAGAAAAGTGGAAAGAGCTAGCGGAAGTATGGAATCAACCGCAATACGTGCTTCACCAATTCATGTTCTGTACTGGATTCGGCTCACTCCTCATGGAGTTGACCGCACATAATGGGGGAACTTTCCACTTCACGGGCGAATCAGGCAAAGGTAAGAGCACGGGTTTGTACTTGGCAGCGTCCCTTTGGGGTGACCCCATGCGGGTTGTCTTAGATGACAAAGACACCTTTAACTCAAAGATGAACAGGGCCGAGGTCTACAAGAACCTAGCGTTCCTTATGGATGAGATGACTAATACATCCCCAGCCGACTTGAGTTCCTACGCCTATGCTATCCCAAGTGGGAGCCAAAAGAACCGCATGTCTTCTAGCGCAAACAAGGAGCGGCATCGTGGTAAGCCTTGGAAGTTGATCGCTGTCAGTACCGGCAACACAAGCATGATTCAGCGGATCGGGTTGTTCAAGGCGTTGCCAAAAGCGGAAGCCTTACGGATTATTGAGATACATGTACCGGATGATTTGCCCAAGCTAACCAAGGAAGAGCAGGACAACTTCTACGCAGGTATCCAGAACAACTTCGGTCATGCAGGTCCAGTCTACGCACAGTACATACTTAACAACGTAGAGCAATGCAAGGAAGTGCTGGCACTTGTCCGCAAGAAGATTGATGAAGCGGCAAACCTACAAGCAGATGAGCGGTTCTGGTCATCCATCTGTGCTTGTACTATCGCTGGTGCAATCATTGCTCGCAAGGCGGGGCTGATTAACTACGATATCAAGACGTTGACCAAGTTCATTCTTAGTGAGTTGGCTAAGTCCAAAGAAAACAATCTTGACTTTAAGATAGGTGCAGAGCAGCTACTGTCCGATTACATGGCCGAGAACTACAACAACATCCTTCGCATCAAGAGCACGGACGATGCACGTAAACAGGCAACTGGATTGGATCACCTGATCCTACCGGACGCTACGCCGAGGATGCAGTTAGTCGCTCGTTATGAGTACGATATTAAGAAGCTATATCTGCTACCGAAGCCGTTCAAGATGTGGTGTAGCAAACAGCAGATTGATTATTCCAACACTATCGAGGCGTTGAAAGCTGGCCGAACCAAGCTCAAGAGGGAGAAGATCCGGCTAGGCCGAGGCACTCATATGAACATGCCAGCAGCAGACGTGTTGACCTTGCTTTGCCCATTTATGGATGGTGGCAGTGACGCAGGGTAGATTTTGGCTTGACGATTTAGACCCGGACGGCCTTGTTATCAAGGTCGAATGGGATAAGTTTATTGTTGGATCGTCTATTTTCGTACCAGCAATCAATCACGTGAAGCTCAAGGAGCAGGTCCTTGATATCGCCAAACGTAAGGGGTGGGAAGTAGAGACGCGGCGTCGGGTCGAGAGCAAAATTTTAGGGGTTCGCATCTGGAGAAAACTGTGATACAGTGAAACCTGTTCGTGTGTCTCCTCCAAGGTATTA